AGAATATTGGATTCCTGATCAGTGTTCCAAGAGTATTAAAGGCTGCAAGTTGAGATTTGGAAATCAAGATGGACTACCTTTTGGCGGATTCCCCGGTACAGAAGAGTACGGTATGTCTCAACAATAACATGAAATCTATTATTGATCACGCAGCTACATCAAGTGTTGAGGTTTGCGGTTTCGTGCGTATTGAAAACGGAGAAATCAAAACTGAACCAGCAAAAAATATCGCTGTGTACGAAAACGACGTATTTGAGATTCATCCTTTAGAAGTTATCAAGCAAATCAAAAGCGGAAAGCTTGCTGCGATTTACCATACTCATCCAAAGACAGAAGAAGAAGAATCAAAGTTTGACCGATTTAATTGCGAAAATTCATGTATTCCTTATTTAATTTATAGCAAACAAACAGAAAAATTTAATCTTATCATTCCAAAGGTTCCTCATGTAAACAAAGAGTATATAGAGATACTCAAAAAATACTATGACTAACGTATATTTACATGGAGAGTTGCGTAATTTATTTGGAGAATGTTTTAAATTAAACATTAGTTCTCCAAAAGAAGTATTTTCGGCTATTAATGCTAATAAAAAAACTTTCGCTAATACTGTTAAAAAATTAGCTATCAAAGGAGTATTATATAGAATTGTTATAGACGATGAAGTATTAAGCAATCCTAAAGAGTTAGATGTTCAAAAAGCTCCAAAAGAAATGCACATCGTTCCTGTTGTTTGGGGAGCTGGAGGTAATTCAGGAGGTATATTGATGTTAGCCGCTGGCGTAGCCCTTGTAGCTATAACTGCTGGCGCTGCTGCTCCTGCTTTAGCTGGGGCAATGGGATTATCCGTAACAGCTGGAAGTGCGGCAGCTACAGCTGGAGCTGCGGTTGGGTCGTTGACCGCTTTAGGATCTGTTGTGGCCAGTGTAGGCGTTAGTTTAGCCATTCAAGGAGCTATGTCTCTTTTATTCCCTCAGCCCAAACCAGACTTTAATCAAGAAGTAGCTGCTGGCGGCAAATCTTATCTTTTCGGTAACAAGCCTAGCAACGTATCACAAGGACAAGCTGTTCCTGTTGGATACGGAAGATTGTTAATAGGCTCATCTCAAATTAGTGCAGCCACAAACCACTATCCATTAGCCACAGATATTAAACAGTTAATGACTCCTGCTGATAAACCAATCAATGATTATATCGAATTAATTTCAGAAGATGAAGCTCCATCTCCTTACGGATTAAATGCGGATGGATTCTCTACTAATCAATCAGCAAATGATTCTGAAAGCGAAACTTTCTCAAACATCAATATATTAAATTCTTATATAAATGTTATTACAAGTTCAGCGGGAAAAGTTGCTACAGATCCAGTTGAAGTTGTAGTCACAACAAACGGAGAAACTGTATCTAATCCTGATTTATCTACATATAATCCTGATATTGTTTACGATTGGAAAGAGTTGTCGGCAACAAAGAAAGGAGCTGTCGCAATAGAAACTGCGTTCTCGTTTCAAAATGGTTTAGCTTATAGATCATATGATCCAAACAAATTTGAACTAAAAACTAAATCGACAAACTCAATAAACACTGCTGCTAATTATTTTGTACAATATCCGACGAACACTTTAGTAACATGGGGTCCAACAGAATTCGCTAATTTAAATTTTCCAACATTCGACTCTTCTTATAAATTTGTACGAAAAGAAATTACAAAATATCTTCAAACCAGTGATATAACAGCGGCGGCGAGATCAACTTTAACCGTCACGATTACAACGAAAACAGATCATGGTTTTACTGTTGGAAACGTTGTAGATATATCTGGGTTAACTGGAACTACAAACGCTAACGGATTAAAAACAATAAAAACAACTGCAACGTCAAATACATTTACTTATGATTTAGTTAGCGGAACCTCTACAGAAACATATACGGTAACAAATTATCCAAAAGCTATTTTAACACGTTATTTTGTAGCGACTCAATCAGGATATTCTCCTAAAAAAATCACCGCCGCATCAAGAAATTTAGCTACTGTAACAGTAACAAGCTCATCTCACGGATTAAGCGTAGGCAACGTTGTTATTATTGAAGGCTTAACTGGAACAGTTTATCCAAGTGGAACAAGAACGATTACAGAAGTAACAACAGATACATTTAAGTTCGTGATAACTGGCGCAATTTCAACAGAAACTTACACAGTTGCCACAACAGCAAACGCTTTAAGAGAGGCTCAACCGTTTCCAATAGTAGATAATGCGGTTAACACTTCTTTTTGGGCAGAAATAACACCACCAACTCTTCAGTCAACGTTCAAAGCACTAAAAACTAATACTGGAGTTATCCCAAATTTAGCAGCTTTAGGGGGCGATTGGGCTTCTGCTTGGTTAGAGGTCGCAGGGCCAACCACTTCTCCAGCAAATAAAACGGATTTTGATTCGCTAATTGATAATTTCCCAGCATATACTGTTCAAGGCGTTTATAATCAAGAATTAAACATGACTAACCTAAGAACGATAACAAGTTCAACTCTTGATAGAAATTCTTTAGATAATTACGCAATGGAATTTTACGGCTACTTGTATGTAGAGATAGACAAAACAAAAGTTATCAATTCTTATGATGCTCAACAAGGAATTACTTACGAAATCATAAAGATAGGAGATACTGGACAATGGGCTGAATTAGGATTAACTGGAGTTGGAGGAGCGGCCATAATGCCAGAATTGGGAATGACATTTACTAAAAATGCAACTGTTCCATCTTCTTTAGGAAATGGGAAAATATATCCAGTCAATAAATATTCATTTAAAATAGACTCAGATGACGCTGCCGATCTTTATATTGATGGTCAGCTAGCAAGTTCTTTTTACGGAAATCATGGATTTGGTATGCAGTTAGTTCCGCCTCCAGCAATAACTGATTTAAATTCGACAACTCAAGAAATTACTCTTACTCTTGGTTATCACCGCTTGTACGCAAGATTTCAAGACGGTATTGGTTCGGATGGTATTAGTTTGTATAGCAAATCAAAATTGGACGGCGGATCTTATTCTTCTTACGCATTAATTGCAAAGGATAAATTGTTTTATTCTGTTTTAAATGATTTGAATGTTTCTAAATCAACGAAGTTTAGAAGTAAGGCTCTACCCATTGCAGCGTCAGCTATGAAAGTCGGAAGAAAATACAAGATTATTACTTCTGGTACAACAAATTGGACAGCTATTGGCGCTCCATCTTCTTCGGTTGGCACCGTATTCTTTAAAACAGCAGGCGCTCTAACTGGATCTGATGGTTTTGTTTTTGAAGATTTATTAAGTTACGCGCAACAAACTTCCGCTACTTCTAATCGGTTGGTTCGGTTTGTATCTCAAAGACCACAAGCTTCAAAATCAGGACTTTCTGTATATAATTCTCAATGGCAATGCTCTGCAAAAATAGGAGCTTTGGAATTAAAATCAGCGCCAGTAAAAATTTCTATAACATTTAACGAAACACTTGCAAATACATCTGCAAGAGGAGCAATAGATCCAACGTTATCTTATAATGATCCAGCTATAAAACAAGAGAAATAAGATGAAAATATTAAATCCATTAAGATTTATAAAAGGAGCTGGAGGCAGTAAACCTCCTGTACCTGCTCTTGTCCCACCTCCTTCTAATCAAAACTTAAAAAAATCAATTTCTATATACGAATGTGTAGATTTGATTTGTGAAGGGCCAATTTATGGGCTAGTTGATCAGTTTGGTAAAAAGGTTTATGGCTTGGATATGTTGAAAGGTATATATCTTAACGGAAATGCCGTAATGAATTATAAAGGCGAATACAATTACAGAAATGTAATGATGGAGATTAATTTTGGCACCGAAAATCAAAAACCATTGGTTAATTTTAAAAATGTTCATATCGCAAAACCAGTTAATTTTAAATTACTTGGACCAATAACTACTGAACAAGATATAAGAGCGAATCCAAACGGAGGAGAAGCAAGAAACTTTACAAAATGGGCTATAAATTCAGAAGGTTGGCCAAGTCAAACTCAAGAACCTTATTTATTTATTCATAAAATTAAAAACAGAGACGTTAAAAAACTAAAAGTAAGTTTAATTGTAGAGTCTTTGATGGATACAGTTGACCAAGGAAAAGGAGCAGGGCTAGCTGGAGAAATGGGTATGAGTAAATCATCAAGTTTAGATTTGATCTTTAAATGGGGAGTAGAAGGAAGCTCTGTTTATTCTTCAAAACGAATTCCAATTTCAGGATTAGTTCAAAGCCCTTGGGCTTATATGATTGGAAATGGAAGCACAAGTTATACTCAAGCACCTTCAACTTCTACCGTTACAACAAACTCTTCTAGTCCTTTGGCAAATAGAAACAACGGAGTAACTGTGGCGATGAACGCATCAACTACTCCAACTAGCGAAACCAAAACTTTTAACAATGCTGCGGAAAATATCTCGGCTGATTAAGATTATACCAATGCCTATCATAAGAACATCCCAAGAAGATAAAGCGTTAAAAATTAAACCTAGAAATTATTCTAGCGTATTGTCGTTGATAAATTTTTTAACTAAACGCAAGATGGTCGATTACACTCCTAAAGCAGTAGTTAGATTAAATTATACCGCTAGTTCAATTGGAACTGGCGCTGGAACATCTAAAATATTTAACGCTTTATACAACAGCTCAGGTACAGCTAGCGCAAGCTATGTAAAAGGTGAGGCAATAACAATTAGCGGTACTGCGACATATTTACTATCGGACGGAACCAATAACACAATAACACCAGCTATTAAAATAGTGGCACAAATAGATGTATCTAGAACAACTTCGACATATCCAGCTTACCAAGTAGAAGCTACAGCGGCTCAGGTACAGTCAAATGGTGTATTTAGTTTCACAATTCCAGCAGAAATTACATCTAAACTGGCAGTTGGAAGTCATTCTATTTATGTAAACGCAACTTCGCCAGACAACGCTATGGTGGTTTTAACCGCCACTGGTGGAAACGCAACAAATAACATTAGAACATTTGCAATAACAGCGCAATAAAATATAATAATTTATGTCAGACGACCCAAACGAACCTAATAATCAAGGCGGAGCAAATGGACCAGTTGATCCAGTATCAGTATCTATAGCTGCTGATAATGAAGAAATTGTATTGCCTGATTCGTTTAATGGCAGAGATAGATATTTAACTATCGAGAAGATAACGCCAGAAACTATTTCCCCACTAGTTAAAAGAGATCTTAGCGTAGAGTCAGTTATTGAGATTGTCGATAGAAGTTTCTCGTATCCAATGACAGCTCACGCTGGATTAAAATTTGATTCAAGAACGTTCTCTAGTCCTCCTAAAAGAGAATATGATGTAAAGATGAAGAAAGTAAAGATTCCTTCTAATTACTATCCTTTAGGCGGTAACGGTTTGGACCGTCGTTATGTTTACGCTAATCCAGATTATGATGGAAATCCAAATGATTTAGATGTTATCTTTATGGTAGATCAAAATATGGATTTTGCTACACGTTCTCTTTTAAGTAGAAACTTGAAAGATATGATCGCAAAAATCATTTCTGGCTACAAGTATGTAAGATTTTCTATTTGGGAAACAAAAGCGAGTGGTTCTTATGTAATCAACGAATCAACAGGAGATTCGGTATCATATTTTGGAGCTTATGGCGGAGACGAAACCTTTACAGAAGTTGAAACACCAGATTCTACAGGAGCTAATCAAACCAATTTATATAAGAAGCTTTATGATGCTTTAGATTTTTCTAAAAAAATTACAGTTGCTAGCGAAAATATTGCGGAAACCGTTATCGCAAATTTCTTTTTAAGAAAGAGTCAGTTCAGTATTAGCGATCAAGTAGGAAAAGCTTCTGAAGCTAATGTTACAAAACATCTTTGGACAAATACAGTAAGAAAAGTAGTTTATTTTTCTGGAACAGTTCCAGAAGTAATGTCTCCTGAAACGTATGATACTTTATTATCTCACGCAAGAGAAAACTGCATTAACTTTTATTATTTACATAGCGATCAAAATTTCAGTGGAACGAGAACGTTAAGAGAATTATCGGAAGACACTGGCGGCGGAAAATTCTGCATGATTAATGACGCTGATTCTAAATTAAGTCAGTTTTGTGATTCTAATTTCTACGATAGCAATAAAATTTACTATGGTAATTGGGACGGAACATTTAAGATTGGTTGGACAGATAATCCTGCTTGGGTTTTATATGACATCATTACTGATCCTAATTATGGTTTAGGTAATTATATTGATTCGTCTTCTGTTGATAAGTGGAACCTTTACGATATTGGTCGTTACTGCGATGCTGTTGATGATGATGGAAGATTTAAAGGTGTGCCAGATGGTCAAGGTGGATTGGAACCGAGATATACTTGTAATATCATCTTCTATAACAAAGATCAAGCTTATAATATTCTAAAAGATATTGCCGCAATCTTTAAAGGGATTGTATTTTGGAACACAGAAGGATTCTCATTCTTTGTTGATAGACCAAAAGAACAGTTAATGAATTTCAGCAACTCGTCTGTTAAGGACGGAGTATTTAACTATACAGAAACAGCAAGAAATATGCGTTACACTTCTGTTGAAGTGACTTATAACGATAGATACGATTCTTACAAAACAAAAATCGAATACATTGAAGATACTGATGGTATCAGAAAATATGGTTTAAATCCATTTAAAATCAACGCCGCTGGTTGCACTTCTAGATCAGAAGCAAAGAGAATTGGCAGATACGTCATTAGCACCTCTATATTTGAGGTTGATACGGTTAGCTTTGTTGGAGGCTTGGAAGCGGCTTATCTTCAGCCCGGCGACTTGTTCACCGTAAGCGACGAGATTAGAAACGTTGCGAGAACATTCGGGCGTATCTTGGAGGTTGATGCTAATGCTTCGACAATCAAAGTTGATGGCGAGTTTAAAGACGGTTTGGATTCTGGAATCTATGTTCACATTCCATCTGGAAATTACGCTGTTTCAGACTTGAACGCTTTGACAGGTGCAGATGGAGGATTCACAGGTACGCTTGAACAAATTAGAGCAAGACGCCAAACTCAAGTGAAGAAGCTTAATATATCTGGCTATAATAATGCTGGATATGGTTCTGTAATTACTGTTACAGGAGAATTCTTATTGAAGTCTGCAATCGTTGACGTTCACGCAATCGAAGAAAGAATATCGGGATCGCCAACTCAAGGACAAACGGTTTTAAGTGGAATTCCTTATCAATTTCCAGCTAATACAATCGCTTCTGGAAATCCAAGATGGGATTCTTTAACATTCAGTAATATATCTGGCGTATTCTCTAGCTTAGAAATAGATATAGATACAGTTGGAGCAGCAACATATGGTCAAATTATTGACTCAGTAGGAACTTGGACTGGAGTTGTTTCTTATGGAATTGGCACAACAAGCGAAGTGACGGTTAATAATTCTTCAATAGCTACTGCCACTTCAGAAATTAGAGCGGTAAGATTAAGTTCTGCTGGAGCTTTAATTACTGGATCTGCAATATCTTCATTGAATGACTTATGGAGCCACGCAGTATTTACAGGAGCCTCTAACGGAGACGTTATCATTGTTCTTTCAAATGGATCACAAATTAGTAATTCATTTACTCCAAGCGCCACTTGGAATACTTACGCAGCAACAGAAGTATTTAAAATTGGAAAATCACATAACGGATCTTCTTCTGCTTTCGGATATTGCGCCGCTTTTATTAAAGGCGGAAGCAGAATTTTAGAAAGAGCATCCAAAACATTAAGCGATATTGGTAGTATCAAGTTTATATACAGAGACTTGCTAGCAATGAGTAAGCTCCAACCATACTATACAATAGTTCAAGCAGATATTGGTAATCAGCAACAATCTAGTTTTTCTGCTTGGAAGACTGGGACGAATTACAAAAGAGGAGTTTATGTTCAGGTAGATTCAAAACCATACTACGCAAAAGTAGATCATGTTTCATCTGCTAGTTTTACTGATGATTATTTATCAGCCACGCCCACTTTTTCAAAATGGTCGCTTGGAAGTAATTTAGGTTACTCTACAGTAGGATTTCCTAAAGACTTCTTTGGAAAAAACAAAGTTCTTGTTTCGACAGCTTTAACAACAGCTCATGTTGTTGACGCATTTAATTCTATTGGAATTGAAATGTACGAAGGACCGGGCGCTTTAGGTCAAACCGATCTTAGAAATCTAGCAGAAATTGATGGAATTGGTTACAGCGGATTAATTTACGGAACTGGTTATCCAATTGGATTCTATAATTTAGACTTGAGCACAAGTCCGCAAAACTTAAACTCATTAGAACCAGGCGGTCTTTATGTATTAAGCGGCTCTGGTGTTGAGCCTAAATTCTATAAGACAATCGCTACAAAAGAAGAAGAAGCTAATCTTTACGGTATTGTTGGACTAGAATATCATCCAAACAAAGAAGACTATGTAGAAAGAGAAATTGATGATACTTCATCTACTATCTATGTAAAATCACCTTACGATATTATTCTAAAACCAGAAGAGCCAACTAACCTGCTTTACAATGGTATTCACGGAGGAACAGGAATTTCTTTATCTTGGACCGCTTCAACAACTGATGTTGCTGATTTTACTGGATATAAAATATATGTTAGCAGACCAGATTATTCTACTACTCACGATTCAGCTTTGACTGAATTTTATTTCGTTCCGAAAACAGCGTTAAATACTGGTATTCCAATTAACGATATTTATGGTCAATACGATATTGATGTTTACACGCAAGGAAAAGCGCCATATAAATTCTTGTCTCGTTCTGCGGCTTCTAAAACATTCCACGTTCTTCCTAATTCTACTTTGGTAGTTAATAATAATGGAAGTCACGCAGTAGATCGAGTATTAGTCACTGGAATGAAAGTGGATACAGCTGACGTAAAGAGCTTAAGCTATAATGTTATTTGGTATCCAAGAGAAGATGATCCAGCTGAACCAGAAGAACTAGTTGGATATGGACAAGGTAACTTTACCTCTTCTGATGTTACTTTTAGATGGAAGTATATAGATCCAACAGGAGGAGTTATCTCTACTGTGGAAAAAATGCGAAACAATCCTTTTATGTCGTTCCCGCCGAATGTAAAAGTTGAAGTATTAGATAAAGGCGATAACGTTTTAGAAACCGTGGAAAATTATCAAGGGTTATCTTATAGAATTGACCAAGATGCTAATAAAAGATTAACAAGCAGAGAAACGGTTGACTATAAAAATGTGGCCCCAACAAGAAATCTTTCTTTAAGAGTGACAGTTAAAGGAGTAAATAACTTAGATAGTTACGGTAAATATAAATCTTTTAATGTATTGCCAGAATATACTAATATTCAAGTCATTGATTCTTTTCAAGATTCTCCTTATTACGTATTATCGGGATTCTTCGGAAACGTAGATGGAGTTAAACTAGCTGTATGGAATAGTGGTTACGATAACGTGATCACTGGCTCTGGAATTAGAGGAGCTGATTCGTTATTGATGAGGAGTGAAACAGGAGAAATAGCATACGAAAATATTGTAGAAGCGTTTAAATCTGCTGATGGATTTAACGGAGTAGCGGAAGGTTCTGTTAGAAACGTTAACGCAAGACCAGTTGGCGATGGTATCACGGTAAATTATAGAGGATCTGATCCAGATTATACTGCCTACGTAAATTACTACGAAGATTTGGCTAAATATTACGACAACAACGTTAATAAATCAACTTCAAAGGAAGTTTGGGGTCAAGAACATTACAGCCAATACGGACTTAATGAAGGCCGCGAATTATTTAAATTAAACGATGGAACATTTGGTGACGCTGACTTAACTCAAGTACCAAATAACAAAGTAGGATTCTCTGGATTACATATTACAGTATTTCCAGAAGCTGTTTCATATAACGAATTAGTATTTAACTGCTATTCTCCAACATCAAATAAAGATGTATATAAAGTAGATATATATAGTGGAGATACTGTTGGTTTTACGCCAGATACAACTGATTTCAAAAACCTCCACAAAGAACAAGGTCTTAATGAAACTAGAGCTTATTCAAATACCATCAGACTTTCAAGTTCAACTATCGAAAGAAAGAAATGGTACTATTTTAGATTCCAACCTTACGATGATTTTGGTAAAGGACAAATGTCTCCTGTCGTTAGCGGTTACTTAGAAGATAGGTCTGACAAAGCTCCAATTTCAAAACCTGTTGATTTCCGTTTGAATGGCGGCGCTGGTCAAAACGATGAGATTTTAGCGACTCAAATGGCTCAAGCCAGTAATAAAAATTTAAAATTCAAAATCGTTACTTTTGGAACTGATGTTAATTGGACTGCGTTAGGAGCTACCACCGTACTTATTGGAGCAGAATTTAAATACTCTGGAGCAGCTCACAGTGGAACAGGTGGAACTGTAAAAAGAGTGGAGGAAGTTGTAGCTTTAACAGAAAAAGAAACAGAATCTCTTTTAAGTATGAAAGCGCAAACAAAATCTACCGTAACAGTGCCAGAAGACATAGAAGAAGGTTCATCATACAACATGATGAACAACGGAAAAGAGGATATTTATATAAAAACATCCTCTGCTGCTGGTTCCGCTGGTGGCAAAACAATAACTATTCTCAAACCCGGTGAAAGAACCGAGATTATGAGAATAGGAGATGAATGGGTTGACTCAAGAGGCGATAATCTTTACTTAGATTAAAGATTCATCTGGAACACAGATTCGTCCATCTTGTTATCTACGCCTTTAACGTAGGACGAGATTTCTGTTTCTTGTGGAGCTACTTGAATCTTCTTGCTGTCGTAGAAGCTATCCAGCCATCCAGAAAGAGGATTGCTTTTAACGTTGTAGATTTTCTTGTAACCCATAGAAGTTAAGCGGCTGTCAGCGAGCCATTCAACATAGTTCTTGAGCGAATCAGATGTGAGTCCAATCAAGTTCCCGCGAGAGAAAAGATAGTCGGCCCATTCTTTTTCAGCATCTACTGCCATACGATATGCTTCGTAAACGCGATCTTCATTCTTCTTTACGATTTCTTGAAAGCCTTCTTTCGGGTTATCACGGAGAATCTTAAAGATATTTTGAGTAATAGCGACGTGGAGATTTTCATCTCTAGAGATCAAGTTGATGATCTTAGCGTTCCCTTCCATCTTGCCCCGATAACCGAAATAAAACGAGCAAGCAAACGAAACATAGAAAGTAAGACCTTCGGTGATTTGAGTAGCCAACAGAGCGTCAAAAATCTGTTGCTTTGGGTCTTCGCTCTTGGTATTCAAGAGAGCGTCGTAGCGGCTAGAAATAGCTTCTGCGCGCTTAACAATCTCCTTATCTTCTAAGATAGAGTCAAAGAACTTGGTCGCGTCTGGATGAACGTTTTGAAGAATATAAGTATAGCTGTTGCTGTGAACAGTTTCAAAGAAAGACCATACATTCATGCAGATTTCAAGTTCTGGATTGCTGACATAATCAGCGAGAGAATTGATGCTGCGAGAAAGCATAGAGTCCGTCATCGTTTGAAAACGGAGGTTGCTATCGAAGACAAAGCGTTCTTCTGGAGACAAATTCTTATAGTCAGCAGAATCTTTAGTCAGATTGATTTCTTGTGGACGCCAGAAGAAGTTCATCTGTTGATCATATAGATCATAGAACTTTGGATACTTCAAGCGGTCATAACGCTGAATAGCTAAATCTTCGCCAAGGAAGATCGGTTGTTTAAGAGAATCTGTGTTTACGGTGTTTAATACTGTTTTCATTTTTTTATAGGGTGCAAGCTCCACTGGAGCAGTTATCTACTTCTTCTGGTTGTGTTTCTGGCTCTACTTTTTTAACTTCGGTGGCTGAACCAAGCACAGTTTGTGTGTCACCATCGAATGTGTTTGTGTAATAAAGATTTTTGATGCCGTATTTGTAAGCGAGGAGAATATCACGAACAAGTTCTGTTTGCGGCGGAACTTTGTTTGGATAAGCTGCTGTATTATAATACAGGTTAGTTGACATACTCATATCAACGAACTTTTGAATTGCGGCGGCGACTTTAAGATAACCGTCATTGCTTGGCATTTCAGAAGCGATTGTGTAGTGCTGTTTATGCTCTTTAATATTTGGCACGACAACCGAAATAACTCCAGACTTAGAACGCTTGAACGAAATAAGAGAACGAGGAGGCTCAATACCATTTGTTGAAGACTGAATTACGGAGCTAGATTCAACAGGCATAATCGCCGTCAAAGTACTGTGACGCATACCGTGTTGGGCGATTTCTTTACGAAGACCTTCCCAATCGAAATGAAGTTTCTCCGTCACGAACTCATCGACGTTCTTGCAGTAAGTATCAATCGGCAAGATGCCTTGAGAGAATTTGGTCAGATGGAACTTCTCGCACTTACCTTTTTCTTTAGCGACTTCAACAGAGGCTTTGATAAGATTATAACTAACAGATTCCATAAGCGCGGCTACCTTATTAGGAGCTTGCTTATCAAAATACTTCATTTCGCGTTTAGCTAACCAAGCGGCCAAATTGGTTACACCAACACCAAGACTGCGACGTTTCTTGGCAAAGTTTTCGGCAGCAGGAACAAAGTAGTTTTGATGGTCGATCAATTCTTCAAGCATACGAACGATAACATCGCATACTGATTCCATTTCATCTTCC